TTCAACAGAGCTTGTAAAAAACTTTTTGGGTCTTCCAACACGAGTATTAAGGCCGGAAGAAGTTGTTTATTTTGCTGGTGGTAATTATAGAAACGCATCTAAAGAAGTAACTAGCCCTTCAATCGCAGAAGATGTTGAAGGTGAAGATTATGTTAAAGATATGAAGACGAGATATGAAAGTCTCTATGAAGCCCAGCAAGATTTGTATGTGTCTTTGGATGCGGCATTGACAAGGCTTGGCCCCGGAAAGGCGCAAGAGCTTTTAGCAAAACAAGTCGGAGCAAAAGCGGCATTTACTATTTTAGGTAATAGGTTTTATTTACCAGAAGTTCCTAAGTTAGAAGAATTTCTAAGATTAAAAAATATAACTGCTGAAGAGGCAATTGAATACCGTAGCGAACTTATAAATGCTAGAGATAGGGCCATGTACACTCGTCTTATTCCTGTCGAAGAAAATACTCAAAGAGAAATAAATATTAGGGATAGGTTTGCTAGAGGCGGTGAGGTCAAAGATGTTCCTAATGTTCCTGTAGAGCCTGACGAGCGCATTAATAAGGTTACAGGGCTTCCTTACAGCGAAACGGCTGGTCCTGCTTTTATGGACGAAGAAGATCCTATGCGGCGTCTACAGCTTTCTGAGGGCAGTATGGTTGCTAGAGCCTTGGGGATCTCAGATGATGATATTGCTTGGGCAAAAGGCGTAGGTAAAAAATATGGAAAGGCTGAAGAGCTAGATGGTAAAGGCGATGCTGCTAGGCACATTGCTCTAGGCTGGCTTGCAAAGCAGTCTAAATATCCTACTGCCGCTAAGTTTGCTGCAAATGCACGAGAGATCGTAGAGCTAGACTTCAAAGGCCGCAAGATGGATTGGGCCAACAATGAAAAAGGTTTTAACTTGGAGGCAAAAGACAGAGCAGAGGCTGAGAAAGCAATCAAGAGTATGATTGACTCAGGAGAGGCTATGTTTATGACGCCCTCTGAAAGCCGACAGATGCGAGGTTATGCTAGAGGCGGGAAGATCGACAAAAAGAAGATGGCCTGTAACAAGCCTCGACGCACACCGAACCATCCGAAGAAGTCTCATGTTGTAAAGGCCTGTGAAAACGGCAAAGAAAAAGTAATTCGTTTTGGTGAGCAAGGCGCTAAGACTGCTGGTAAGCCCAAGGCAGGCGAGTCAGCGCGTATGAAGGCAAAGCGCAAGAGCTTCAAAGCCCGTCACAGACGCAATATTAAGCGCGGTAAAATGTCTGCTGCTTATTGGGCTGATAAGGTCAAGTGGTAACGCTTACTAAGATAGTATGGCACGATGCCTCTGGAGGCTCTAACATGGGCTGGAGAGACATTGACGAACTAAAGAAGATCACAGCCGCTATTGCAGTTTCTTGTGGAATGGTCATACACGAAGACGATGATATTGTAATTATATGCCCACATATGCTGCTTGAAGATGGGAAAGCCATACAGGGTGATGCAGAAATAGCAATTCCAAAAGCTTGGATAATATCAAAAGAAAACTTATTGGCGTTACCGCCGGGAGATTAGAATGCCGACTTTTAAAGACATTAAAGATCTAGCTAATAATCCTATTGCTGGTGTGGTTACTACAGCTTTAAAGCCTACTCCAGCAGGGGTAGCTTATACTGGAGCTAACATAGCCTCAAAAGCTTTTACAGGTAAGACAATTCCAGAGCATCTTGCAGGGACCATCAAAGGCCCAGCAACAGGCACAGGAAATGTAGGTACTAATAAAAAGGGTGATGTTGTATCAGAAGGCGGCAGCTTCCGTGATCCACAACAAAAGAAAACGCTACGCGGTAGAAATAGTAAGGGCGGCTTAGTAGCCTACAAAGGTATTAGCGACCTTCATAACAAAGTTTGTGGACATAAATAAGATGCCAATTAAAAAAGTAGATGGCGGTTACAAGTGGGGAAGTCGCGGAAGAGTTTATAAGCGTCGAGAGGACGCAGAGAAGCAGGCAGCGGCTGCATATGCTGCAGGCTATAGAAAAAAGAAAGCTACAGGAAGTAGAGTAAATGAAGCAGGAAATTATACGAAACCAACCATGCGTAAGAATCTTTTTAATAAAATTAAAGCAGGTGGTAAGGGCGGTTCGCCGGGGCAGTGGTCTGCGCGGAAAGCTCAGATGCTTGCCAAGCAATACAAAGAGAAAGGCGGCGGCTACAAGTAAAGCCAAGTTTTATATTAAATTATATAAGAGGAATCTGTATGGCGCTTAAAAAGTCTCAACAGTCTTTGAAAGATTGGACAAAAGAAGATTGGGGAACCAAGTCTGGTAAGCCTTCTACGCAAGGCCCAAAGGCTACAGGTGAGCGTTATCTTCCTAAGAGTGCTAGAGATGCTCTAAGTTCTGCTGAGTATGCAGCGACCTCTAAAAAGAAAAGAGAAGATAAGAAAAAAGGCAAGCAGTTCTCCAAGCAGCCTAAAAAAATCGCTCAAAAAACTGCTCGCCATAGGGCCAGTAGAGGCGGCTTCCTTGCCAACGCTATGCCTACTGGCAAACCCTGTTGATAGCATCAAGTTCTGTTTCTAACTTGGCGTGTATGTCTCCAGTAATTTCTTTGAAGGCTCTGATTGCCGCACGAATTAATACTTGAGATTCTTCTTCCTTGAAGACCTTGGCTATATGATGATCTGGTAGCTCAATATGCTCAGTAACCAGCATACCTTCTGAGTCTATCATAATCTTAAAGCCAATAATAGTTCCTTCTTTCATACCGCTTCCTTTTAATTATAGTTCACAAGCTCCACCAACGCAAGCCAATGTTTGCGCCCCCTCTGTAAAGTCATCAGACTCATTCAAATCCCAATCAAAAGATTCTGGGAAGTCCTTCATCATCTCAATATATTCTTCTTCTGTGATCTGCTCATAAGGTGCTTGAGCATATGTGTGATCATCATACGGCAAGAAAGAGATACCTGAGATATCATCAAAGTTATTATACACCCAATTACCTATCTCAAGAAAGTCTGAGTCACGGTAATATACGGTGATGCTGGGCTTATGCTCACACCAGTGTTCTTGGTACTTAGCCCACAACTCTAGCTGCTCCATTCCAGACTGCTCTGAGGCGAACACAGCCCCCTCTGGAGCTTTTTTAGGGAACGAAAAGACTTTTGTGCTGGGTGAAAAGTTATCCATCTCACAAGGCACTCCAGCGTCTTCTAAGACCTTGCACAATGGATCTCGTACATCAGCCCTGACCCGTCGAATATAATAAGGAGCATAGCGTCCGTGGATGCCTGATGCAGAATCAACTAGCTGAGAGACTGTTCCGCTAGGCTTAACACAGGTGATAGCTGTACTCTGAGGAATACCTAAACGCTCTGCCCACTCTTTATTGGTTTCGACAGCCACATCACGCAGCTTCTCAAGAAGTAAATCAAGATCTTCGTTCTCAAGAGTAAGTAATGGATTGTCTAAGATCCCTGTTAGACTCACGCCCAGCAAAGACTCTTCCTCAGTATTAGTTTTCCAGATACCTCTTAAGTATCGGAAGTCCGTGAGGGTAGCTTGGAGAGTACCCAAGATAGTCGCAACTCGTACTTTTCTCCTGAGACTGTTAAGCGTATCTTTCGGTCTGACGACCACTTCTGAAAGGTTGCAGAATTGATTTGGTCTAAGGATGATTTCACTGCAAGGGTTCGTTCCGAAATCTCGTTCACTATCCCGTCTACCGTTTCTTGCAGCTTGTTTTTTACTTGCTGCGCGGCTGAAGATTCCGCGCTCTCCGCTTTGTGATTCATGTAGGCTACTCCATTCGTTAGTAAATAAATTAAAGGAAGGCTTGCTGTTATAGCAGGCGCTGTTATTTGCAAGGCCGCGCTGTGGCTCAGTGTTATACCAAGCGCCATGCTTTGCTTGACGAATATCATCGTCCTGAAGATCAGAGAGGCTGATAAGCGCAGAGCGCCTTACCCCTCCAACAACAACTATTTGAGCGATTTTGCAGCAAAGATCGTGGCATTCAAGGGACGTAAGCTTTCGTCCAGACGCTCCCTTAAATAGTCTAACTGTAAATTTGAAGAGGTCAACAAGAGGTTCTGGGCCGCTTGCTCTACCTCCAAAAGTTTTGAGCGAGGCACCCGCAGGTCGAACTCTAGATGTATCCCATTCGGGTATTTGACCACTATAAAGCAGCGAAACCAACTCCCTAAACGATTTCGCCCATCCAATTTTTGAATCCGGTATATGAATGACGGTATCTGTTGCATGAAAATCCTCTGCTATTTCAGGAAGCTTAGAAACGTATTGCTCTTCAACACTAAAACCAACTCCAGTGCCGCACATAAGTACATACATCATCTCGTCAAAAGCGCGAGGACTGTCAATAGCAAGATAACTACAGTTAAATCCTGCTACGTTATCACGATCTAGAGCCTCACCAGCGGTCATCAAGGCTCGCATAGAGGGCATAACTTCTAAGTCGTGAATAGATTTGAACAGTTCAGAAACGTCAAAGTCATTCAGGTAGCCTTTGTCTACCCAATAATTGATGTATCTATTTACTGTCTCTTCCCAAGTCTCTCGACGTTCTTCAGTCGGAAGGTATCGTGCGTATCGGCTTTTGTGTATGTATTGTTGATAGGCGTCCAATTATCTTTCTCCTTTCTTCGGTGGTATATTTTGACCAGTTTGCTATTTCTTTTAGAGTCCTTCCGCATCCAATGCACACTTCATCCTTGAGCGTACATATCTTTGTGCAGGGTGATTTCATTCCATATCATCTACTATATTCAGATCGTTGATGTTGAGTTTATATTTATTTCTTTTTTTAATGGGCTTGAACTTTTCATCGGTACGCTCTTCATATTTCTTTCTTTTGTGGCGACTAAATTTTTCTAGGCGTTCTCGCTTGCGATCATTCATCATCTTCCAAACTTCCCCGCTTTGAAACATCTATCCAATCTTCTGGGATGCTATCCTCTGAATACCATTGAAAGCCTTTAGAAGACGCCCACTCGCAGTGGGAACGCTTTGTGCCATCCTTTCTGCGCTTTGCTTGCGGCATTGGCGCATTGGGATCAGCAAACAAAAAGACTAGTTCAGTATCTTCAGGAAGTGCCTTAGCAATCCAGACATATTTATTATATTCGCTATGGTCCCAGAAACGACCCTTAGCTTCTAGATAGATTTTCTTACCATCAACTTCTTTGATAAAATCAGGGTGATAAGTATGCTCAACAATATAATCGACCTTCTCTGAATGGAAGCTCCACTCATTGAGAATACCCGAGTGTAATTCATATTCCCAGTTTGAATCGTAGCCAGAAACAACATTCTTTTCTTTCGGGCGCTTGACTCTCTGAGGCCGCATACCCTTTCTTATTTTTGGTTTCAATGTA